CGCTGGAGCGTGAGCACAACGCGGTTCTTGAGCACACCCGCATGTTGCATCAGGAAAACCTGAACCTGCGCAGCGCATACAACCAGGGGTCGGCCGAGTATTCCAAGATCAGCACAGCATCCGCCGAGGCGGAAGTGGCAGCGGCCCGGGCAAAGCTGCTTACGGCCAACCAGACGCTCGACCCCGATGAGGTTACGGCGGCACAGGAGGCGCTGTATGACGCCAAACTAAAGCTAAACAACGCAAAGGAATTCCGAGCCCCTACTGTTGCGCCAAGCCCAAATGTGGTACAAACGCAGCAACAGACGCAGACGGAAGCGCTGGACCCGAAAACAAAAGCCTGGATGGCTGAGAATTCGTGGTTCACAAACCCCCGAAACGTCGCTGAAACCAGCTACGCACTTGGGCTGCATCAAGAAATCGTGCAAGACGGACGCCACGCGCCCGGAACAGATGGGTATTACGAGCAGATCAATGCTCGCATGAAGCAACGGTTTCCAGAGCTTTACTCCTCGAACGACACCGCAGGTAATGAGTCAGCGCCCCGCCGCAAAGCAGCCTCACCGGTTGCCGCCGTCGAACGCACACAGTCAGGCAAGCGCCGAGTCACCTTGACTCAGTCGCAAGTCAACCTGTGTAAAAAACTCAACATCACCCCGCAGCAATACGCTGCACAGTTGTTCGGAAAAGGAGAATGAGCATGGTTACACGAAGCACCCGCGAACAAGAGGTTCGCGCACAAGACGAGCGGATTGACTACGCTCCACCAGACCAACTTCCCGTTCCCCAGGCAGAGCCCGGCTGGAGCTTCCGATGGATAGCCACTCACGTGCTGGGTGACCCCAACGGTCGCAACGTGTCGCAGCGCTTCCGTGAGGGCTGGGTTCCGGTCAGGGCTGAAGACTACCCCGAGATGCACCACCTTAAAAACAAGGATGGCAACATTGAGGTTGGTGGTTTGATGCTCTGCAAGAATGCAGCAGAGAAAGTGGAAGCGCGGCGTCGGTACTACGCAAACAAAAACGAAGTGCAAATGTCGTCCGTGGATGAGCAGTACATGTCCCAAAACAGTGCCCTGATGCCCAAGTTCAGCAAGGTTAAAACCAGCGTGACCAAGGGCCGGGGTTTCGGAACCGGTTCTTAAACTAGGAGTTAAATATGGCTCAAAATGCAACCCCCTATGGCCTCAAGCCGATTCGTCGTGCCGATGGCCTTCCCTATGCAGGTGCTGTCGAGCAGTACCTGATTGACCCTGCCGGTGAAGCCACCAACCTGTTTACGGGTCAGGTGGTAACGATCGGTGCCGACGGCTTCATTGCCCTGGTCACCACGACCGGCGCGGATGCGTCTGGAAACATCTTCCCCGCAGGCACCATTGGGGTCTTCATGGGTTGTGAGTACATCAACGCCCAGGGGCAGCTGATCAACGCACCATACTACCCATCAGGCTATGTAGCCCCAACCGGTACGCAGATCAAGGCTTTTGTGGTCGCCGACCCTAATGTGCTCTTCCAAGCGCAGATGGATGGTGTGATTGACCAGTCCGATATTGGCGCCAACACCTTCTTCGCGGCTGCACAGTCGACCTCGACGGGCAACATCCGAACGGGGAACGCCACCAGCGCAGTCGAATCGACCACAGTGACCACCACAGCGGCTTTCCGTATCGTGGCGGTGGTGTCCCCAATCGGCGATGCCTTCCCAGACGTGTTGATCAAGTTCAACCCCGGGTATCACAGTTTCACCAACGCCGTCGGCATCTAAGGAGTCACACCATGGCAATTTCACGTGCACAAATGCTCAAAGAGCTGCTCCCCGGCCTGAACGCCTTGTTCGGCATGGAGTACAAACGTTACACCGAAGAGCACAAAGAGATCTTCGAGACGGAGTCCAGCGAGCGCTCCTTTGAAGAAGAGGTAAAGCTGTCTGGCTTTGCTACCGCCCCAGTGAAAGCTGAAGGCGCTGCAATGGCTTATGACAATGCGCAAGAGGCATTCACCTCCCGCTATGTCCATGAGACTGTGGTGCTGGGCTTTTCGGTGACCGAGGAAGCCGTAGAAGACAACCTTTACGCCTCCGTGTCGGCCCGCTACACCAAGGCTCTTGCCCGTGCCATGGCCAACACCAAGCAGGTCAAGGCCGCTGCAGTACTGAACAACGGTTTCAACGCTGCCTTTGCTGGTGGTGATGGCGTCGCCCTGTTCAGCACCCAGCACCCACTGATCAGTGGTGGCTTCAACTCCAACACCCCGGCCGTTGCATCGGACCTCAATGAGACCTCTCTGGAGAATGCTGCGATCCAGATCTCCCAGTGGACTGATGAGCGGGGGCTGCTGATCGCTGCCCGACCCATGAAGGCTGTGGTGCCCACCCAGTCCCAGTTCATCATTGAGCGCCTGATGAAGACTGACCTGCGGGTTGCCACGGCGGACAATGACATCAACGCGCTGCGGTCCACGGGAGCCATCCCCCAGGGCTACCGGATCAACCACTACCTGACCGATCCGGATGCTTGGTTCATTTGCACTGATGTCCCCAACGGCCTCAAGCATTTCGAGCGTGTCGCATTGAAGACCGGTTCAGATTCGGACTTCGATACGGGCAACATGCGCTACAAGGCACGCGAGCGTTACAGCTTTGGCTTCAGCGATCCACTCGGAGTTTTTGCTAGTCCAGGCGCATAAAGCGACCCCTCCGAAGAAGCCCGCTGTTGCGGGCTTCTTCTATTTCTGATACGCTACGCGTTAACCCCGGACTTCCGGTGTATCTGACGGCTCCGGGCCGACGACATGCAGACAGATACGCCTCATTGCATGCAAGGAATTACCATGGGCAGCACTACTTTTTCCGGGCCAGTCAACTCAGACAACGGTTTTGTGGGCACCGTTACGCTCCCTACCTTCACGGTGGCAAGCGCGCCCGCAGCGACGGGTTTGACGGGCACCAGCATCTATGTGTCCAACGGCCGCGCAGGCGCCCCTACCGTTGCGGTGTCCGACGGCACCAACTGGATCTCTTCGGCCGGCGTCACCATCGCTGCTGCATAAGGGGTGCCACATGAACAAGATGTTCAAACCCGCCTCGGCTGAAGAACTGGCTGCACGCGGTATCTTTCCGCAGGAGCCCGTGGAGCCCGTGGAGCCCGTGGAGCCCGTGGAGCCCGTTGTTGCAAAGGTCGTAAAGCCCAAGAAGGCTTCGACCAAAGGTGATGTCCTGTGAGCGTTCAAACAGACGTCAAAAGCGTCCCCGTCACGGTCACCGCGACCGCGTATGGGGCCAGGACCCGTCTCAAGGGCATGCTAGTTATGCCGGGGGCTGCGACCGGATCGGTTGTTGTTCGAGATGGTGGTCCTTCGGGCACGACGCTGCTTAACATCCCGACGATCGGGGGCGAGTCTACGTTCGCTGTGATCATTCCGGGTGAGGGTGTCCTTTGCACGGTAGACATCCATGTGACGCTCGACAACGCGACGGCCAACGTATTCCATGGCTAATACGCCTGCTTGGACCCGCAAGGAAGGCAAGGACCCCAAGGGGGGTCTGAATGCCAAGGGTCGAGCCAGCTACAACAAAGCGAACCCGGGCAAGCCGGGGCTGAAGGCCCCCGCTCCAAAGCCCAAGACCGAGAAAGACGCAGCACGGCGCAAGTCGTTTTGCGCTCGGATGTCAGGCATGCCCGGACCTATGAAAGATGAAAAGGGCAAGCCGACCCGAAAGTCGCTGTCTTTGAAAGCCTGGAAATGCTGACATGGAAATTACGCTTTGGAACGCGCTGCTTACAGTGGTCATTGGTGCCGTTAGCTGGGTGCTTAAAGACAAGGCGGCAGAGTTGCAACGGGTGACGATTCTCCTGAACAAGACGCGAGAAGAGCTGCCTCGGGACTACGTGACAAAGGCTGAGGTACAGGCAGACATGAACCGCGTTATATCCCGGCTCGAGGCGCTTGACGCCAAGCTTGATCGACTCATGGAGGCCACGTTTGTCCTCCGAAACCCTTAAGGAAACTATCATGGACACCAGTAAATTCGGCTCCGCTTTCGCAGCTGCTCGCAAGGCAGGCGACAAGACTTTTGAGTTCAACGGCAAGAAGTTCACGACTGAGACAAAGGACGATCAGAACAACGCGGTGACTGCGAAGTTCAACAAGCTGCGTGACGCCCCCAAAGGTGCTGATACAGCCAAGATGCGCGCTGATGCCGAATATTCTGCACGTAAGGCACCCGGCAGCGGGGCCGTACCGAGTAGGGAAACAGCGGCCAATCCCGCAGGGCAGGCTAAAGGTACCCAGTTTGTCAAAATGTCAAATGCGTTGCGTGACCTGCCTAGTGGCGCATCAGAAGCAACGCGTAAGAGTATGGGGTTGGCAGTTGAGCGTGCAAAGGACGAATATGAGGCAACAGCTAAGTACGCCAAAGGCGGATCCGTACGGGGTGACGGCTGCGCCACCAAAGGCAAGACCAAAGGCCGTATGGTATGAAAAAGCTAATGGGCTCCCTGTCTCCAGCATACGGACTGATGTCCGGTGAAGGTGCTTTTGGTAAAATAGCAGACGCGGGCTTGGGTGGAATCATCCCTTCAGCCTTAGCGGATAGACGCCGTCGTAAAAAGAAAGACGGCACTGACGTCACCGCTGCAGAAGCGGCACAAGGTATGAAAAAAGGCGGATCCGTACGGGGTGACGGCTGCGCCACCAAAGGCAAGACCAAAGGCCGCATGGTCTAAACCAACCCATGGCCGAAACTGCAACAAAGAC